GAACTTATTAATAAAACATAAAGACCCCAAATCATATTTTCTAATCTAGCAAATCTTGCTTGACCTTGATCTAGTCTTTTCTCTATGTTTTCATAACGAATAGCACACTCTTTTTCATGGGCTGCTACTCTTTCAATAGCAGATGTCATTTCTTTTTCTTTTTAACTCTTACTGTTTTGTAAGCCTCATTAACATCTGGTGTTGATTTATCATCTGCTACATATTTGCCTTTATTGTTTCTAGCACGAACTTGTTTTCTTTCAGTGCCTGTAACTGTATCGACAAGTTTTTTCCACCAACTCATTTGTCTTTTGCTTTCCAAATGTTTAATGCACACCAATCAATAGCTTTATAAATATGTCTAAACCAATGATCATCTTTAGGTGTTGGTGTGATAGCTGCAATACCAGATGCTATTGCTACAATTACACATATCCACATTAATAGTTCTATCATAAATTACTCCTATAAAGGGTGATTATTATCACCTGTTAAAATAACAGCAAAACTTGCTACTGCAAATATTGCTAAGATATACCATAAAAAGTCTATCACGAACTAGGAGGAGTTGGAAACTCTCCTAATGGTCGAACTGGTGGTGTAGCATCGTTATAAACATATAGTGCTGCTAAAGCATCTACAGTTGATACTGCGTTGATTTTTGTTTTCATATCATTAGCTGCTGTTCTAACTGCTGCTCTATAAGTAGTCCAATTACTTGCAACTGAACCACTTGTTTCAGTAGCCTTTACTACCATCCAATCATTAGGTTGTAGTAAGCTGTAGGCTTGTTGGTCTACAATAGTTAATTTAGGTGGTCTAACTCCAGGTTGTTTTACATCACCCTCTGTACCTAAACCATCTGTTTGGTCTTGTGCTGTAAAGAGTACATTATCTAATGGTTTTGCTGTAGCTGTACCATAGGTTGCTGTAACTTTACCACTCCCAAATGCAAAAGACTGATTTGTATTAATATAATACTCAGGGTCTTTATAATTGGTGTTATCTATTATAACTGAATAAATGCCTATGGCTTCTAGCTCAGAGCTAGTCCAAAGCATAAAGATGTTGCTAGGATATTGAATATCTCCTACTGTTATTTGTTTTGGTCGTGGATAGACTTTGCTAACACTTCCTGATTCTACTAATGCCCACATAATTTTATATTACCTCAAATTAATTGTTTTACCTAGCTGTTGTTGGAATACCAGTCGAAGTCACAAATGGATTTTCTGCCCATGCCATATAGATGTATGTATGACTGCTTTGGTTTACCCAGCCAAAACTTGAACGCAGTTTAAAGCCATTGCTTAATATGTCTATATTTGCATTTGCATTATCATATTCTGCTGCGTCTGAATTTGGTCTTAATGCTCTATCAACCACATTACCATTACTATCACTTCTTTTGTCATCGTACACCATCCAGTTATCGCCACTATCACTTGATTTTTTAAATAATATGTAGGCAGGTTTGAAACCTGTATAGATGAACGGACCATCTGCATTTCCATTGCCGACATACTTGCCGAACTTACTGTAGCCTGCAATTGGACTCCATGCATAACATATATAAGTACCTGTATCGGCATTTGTGTTTGGATTATTAGAATCTCCTACTCTTATATTTGTAGCATCAGGTAGTGTACTGTTCATAAAAGAACCATCGGCATCTTTACCGTCTGTGCTATTAAGCACAATTTTATAATCATCCCCTAAAGCAACATGCCAACACGCCCAAACATTTGTTGTTCCTCTGTTTTTAAATATAATCCATTCGGGAGCAGAAGGTAAACCATGAGCTATATTTCCCGGTCCACCTGTTCCTGTGTAACTAATAATACTAAACCCTGCTGTTGAGTTTGTTTGTATAGTTCCACCGGGATTGTTACCACTTTCAGTAAAAGAACTAGTAGTACCACCATTGGCTTTCCATTGCCATGCAACTTTATTTGTTGTACCAGCATTTGTAGAATTTGAAGCACTAGGTGCGCCTACTTTAAAACCATCAGTATCAAATGAAACAATATCATTACCAGCAGCAGCAGTAGTTACTTCTGCACTAACACTATCAGAATACAAATATTTACTTCTACCTCTACTGGAGTCGCAAAGATAATACCCATAAGTTGTATCTCTGTCCTTACCCCAAATTAAATCAGGTTGTAGATCACTATTGCCATCATTAGTGTGAGTTACTGGTATGCTTAAACCAGCAGTTCCAACATATAGTTTAGTCTGAAAATGTGCTGAAGGGTCGTCTATTGTTGTATAAGCCATAATTAATTATCCAAATTCTGCTAAATTTTTTGAACACAAAGCGTAGTAGCCCGATGGGGGTGCATAAACAAACGAACCATATCCGTTTGCGTCTGTATTTGTATGAGTGTTACTCATAGTTGTATAACCACCAAAGTTAGTTTGATATGTATGAGTTCCAAAAGAATACACATAAGGTATAAAAAGTTCTGAAGAAATATCAGTTTGACTTGCTAATAAATTACCCTGAGAAGAATTGTTTACATAGGCAGTAAGTGTCCAGTTGTCCGCATCATAAGCAAAACCTATAATATCATTGGTTGACCAAGCCGCTCCATAACTTGATACACCTGCTCCATTTACATACCTATCACCATCATAGTGATAAACAAAATTACCTGTTGTATCATAAAAAAAAAGTGTAGTTTGATTTGACGCTATTCCCGCCCCTGATACAAGCGTATTACCATTTACAGTAGGTTTTATTTCCCAATACCATTTACCTTTAGCAACACCCATAGTAGCTGGTGAATATCTATAAGCACTAACATTATTACCTATTTCTGTAGCACCTTGTGACATTAAAGGCATTCTATCAGTACCCCAAATAACATTCTGTGTTGCAAAATTATTAGTCGGAGAATCAGTCGCTTGGTCGGCTGCTGCTATGTTTACTTCTGTAAAATCATTACCATTACCACTTTCATCATCACCTAAGTCTGAAGCATCTGCAAAGTCTAAATAAAAACCAGTATCTCCATAAGTACCTGTATATTCTTTTGGCTTCCAAATACCACTATTACTATCGTATTCACCAAAGTCTGTAGGGCTTAATTGTGAATTATTTACATAATGAAACTCTGCAAAATATCCGTTTGGATGGTTTGATGTGTTAGTTGCTTGACAAAATAATTTGTTTGTTTGTGAACCACCACCTGTGTTTGTAAAAAATTGAACTTCAGCATTTTGAGAAGGGTAAGTTGCTTCATGCAAATCAGTAACCTGTTCTCCATTTATATAAATTTTTGTTCTATTAGAGTCTGTACCTTGAGAAGTATCCCAAGTTGCCATTAAATGATACCAAGCTGAAGTATCTCTCATTAAAGCATTGGCTCTTAAAGAGTGCCTTCCATTACCGCCAAAGTCAAAACACAATCTATGCCCATCTATAAAAATTCCTGAAGAATTATTTGAAGAACCATCGTAACAATCTACAGGTCTTTTTACTCCTGATTGTATTTCAGTTCTTTTATGCCAAAAACTTATAGTTCCTTTAGTTTTAACACCTGCTTCACTATAAGTTCTTGTCATATGTTCAGTATTATCATCTTCAATCTTCAAAGAGTTATTAATCTCATACCCACCAGTAGATATGCTTCCTCTATTTGCTGTACGCTGTAGAGTTTCCATATTAGGTTTGAGCCATATTTTGACTTCTGCCAATTTCTTGCCAGACAGAGCCATTGTATCTAAATGCGAATATATCTGTTTTAGAAGCTGTTGCTGTAACAGTAGGGGCTGTTGAGGCTGCGAATTCAAATACTGTATTCCATGCGATAGTTCTTGCAGTTCCCCCTTGTGCTATTTCGACAGAAATGATCGCACCTTCTACAGCATTACTTGGTGCTGAGAAAGTCGTGTTCTCTGTGGTTACATGATAAGCATTAGCTGCTGCTGCTGCATCCCAAGCAACTGCATTAGAGCTTGAGGTTATTGCAACCTGTGTAATATTAGCTGAAGTAGATGCTGTAACTGCTTTTGGAAAAGTAGCTTTTTGATTTTCATCAATAGAAACTGCTGGTGTTGTACCAACTGTTGATCCTAAACCAATAACTAAATCATCTGCTGAGTCATCTAAACCTACATAGTAATCTTGAGCATTACCATCAAACACTAACTTAGTATCAACTGCTGCACCATCACCAATAGTTACAGAATCATCATCTATTGTAAGTATGCTATTTGTACCTACAGTAGAGCCTTCTCCAATAACTAATTTATCAGCAGAATCATCTAGTGCAACATAAAAGTCTTTAGCATTACCATCATAAATTAATGCTGTATCTACTGCTGCTCCATCACCTAAAGTAACTGTATCATCAGTAATTGTAAGAATACTATTTGTTCCTACTGTTGAACCTTCACCGATTAATAACTTATCAGCACTATCATCTAAACCTACATAAAAGTCTTTAGCGTTGCCATCAAATACAATCTTAGTATCTTCTGCTCCTGCATCTCCTATTGTTAAAGTAGGAGTTGTTCCTTTTAATGCCATAGTTTGAGCAACAATATCTCCAGTAGTTGAAGATGCTGCTTGTCCCACACCTATAGATTGAGCAAACTTAACATCTTGATTTTCATCAATTTCAATAGCAGGTGTTGTACCTACGGCTGAACCAAGACCTATAACTAAATCATCGGCACTATCATCTAGTCCTATATAATAATCTTGTGCATTTCCGTCAAACACTAGCTTAGTATCTTCAGCAGTAGCATCACCTATGGTTAAAGTTGTACCATTAATAGATAAAGTATCTGTTACTTGTAAATCAGTAAATACATCTAATACTGCTGCACCTGAACCTGCTCCATCTAACTGAACTACCGCTACTTTTCCATTGGCAACAGTTACATTAGAGCCTGAGCCTTGAGATATAATAATATTATAAGGTCCACTACTACCTGAATCAGTAGTAGCATTTTCAATAATCTGTACTCTTTTCATGGTATTTGGACCAATCGTTATAGTACAGTCAGAATCTAAAGCACCTGTATATTTAAGATACATTGCTCTACCTGCATCAGAACTTCCATCTGCTACAGTTGTAGTATGTGTATCAGCATTAGTAGTAATAGCTTCTGTGCCTATACCTAAAGCCTCACCAATAAGTTCTAAATTGGTATTTGTGGATGTACCCCAAGTACCTGATTCATCACCAGTTGCTATTTCTTTTAATCTTAAATTATTTACATAAGTTGCCATATTATGCTACTTCCTTCCAATTTGGATTTTGTGTTGTGTTGATTGTAGAGTAATAAGGATTTTGAGAATCGTCAATTAAACTCCAAACATTTACTCCTGTTAAACCTGTTGTTCCTTGATTTCCAGTTACATCTACATCTGCATTTGCTTGTGTTGTAATTGAATTTAATGCTGATGTACCTGCTAAACCTGTAACGCTAAGATTGTTGTTAGTGATTAAAGTTTCATCACCTAAGTTTAAAGTTGATGCTACCGCAGATACGCCTGTTACTGCTGCTGCATTTACAGATACACTTCCTGTTGCACTTGTTCCAGCTTGACCTGTAACTGATAAATTATTGTTTGTTACTAAAGATTCTGTACCTAATGCACTTGTTCCAGCTACACCAGTAACTCCTACTTCACCACCAGCACTTACTGCAACTGATGTAATAGCAGTTGTGCCTACAACTCCAGTAACTTCTACAGGTACAGACTCTCCCCATGCACCACTTCCCCATGTGGATCGACCCCAACCTGTAACTGTTGCCATATTAAGCTATTCTTATAATTGCGTTAGATGCGTCTGCTGTTGGGAACTGAATTGTAAAATCACCTGCGGTTGATGTTTTATCTCCACCAAAAGCTAATATACATACTGCTGGATCGCCTGAAGCTGAATCATTAAATATCATACAACCATTTGCAGTTACTGTTGCATTAGAAAATGTTAAATCTGCAAAATCAGTAAATGCAGTTGTGCCTGATGTTGTAGGATCAACTCTAGTTAATGATGCACCTTTAGCAGTATAGTTAGTACCTGATGCTTCATTTGAAGTTGTGTATGCAGTTGTAGATGCACCTAAAGAAGCACTACTAGTATAAAGTGCTAAGTTAAATGTATTACCGCCTGAGTTTTTAAAATTATGTACGCCCTCTAAAAGTTCTTTTTTAAATGATGTACACATAGCTTGTGAAATTGCCATTACAGTCTCCTAATAATATCAGCCATATCTTTATGACCTTGTTTGTCTAATAAACCTGCTACAGTAGCTCTATCACTTGCTATAGCTTGTTTCATGTAAAGTAAAATAACTGTTTGTATAGATTCTTTAAATGCTTGTGCTTGTGCTTTCACCATAGGATCAGCATGATCACTTATACTAACAATTTTATTTACTATTCTTTCAGTCCAATATTCAGGACTTAAACCTTTATTTTGTGTAGTTTCTACAACTACATCACCTATTGTTGATTCTACATCTACAGTAAACATTATGTCCTTTGTGTTCTTACTACATCATCTCTGTAAGTATCAACTGTATTATCACCTTCACCAAGATTTTTTAATCTTACTAAGGATTCTAAAAATCTTTTTTCATACATAGACATCATATCTGGATCACCTTTCATATATACATATGATTCAAGTAATGTTCCATATAATAAAGCATTTTTTGCATTAGTTGAAAGCCATGTTGTCCCACTATCTGCACCTGCTGTTATTGATGTTGGTCTATAAAAATAATGTAGCTCAACAGCTAAATCAGCATTTGGTGTTGGTCCTACTATAAAAGTTGTATCATCAAACAATCCATAGTGTTTTGGTAATCCAGTAATAGATGAATTTGGATATGCTTCTCTAATAAAATTTACATCCTTATACATTAAAAATGTTTGTTCACTAGAACTTGTAAATGATAATGAAAAGTTATCTAAAAAATCAGAGGGTGTTGCAAGATACTGATTTCCCGATGTTAATGTACCGCTTACATTTTTTCTAAAAACAGGTAGGTTAATAGTTTTTAATATTCTTTCTTCTGTTTGTTCAATTAATTTAGGCAAGTCTGAAACAAATTGTGTTTCTGTATTTTGTAAATAATTTTGTACTAAACTTTTTAATTCTGAATATGTCATGTGTTAATAGTACCCCCCATACCTGAGTGGTTAGTGCAATAATAATATAATGTTGGAGCACCAGATGCTACTTCTATTTGTGTGTATGCACCTGAACTTCCGGGTGTTCCATTCGTTGTTACTCCAGTTGTATATTCTGAACCACCACCATGCGTACCATCTGATGTAGTAGAAATTCTTAAAGGATGACTACTGTTACTACTATCTGATTGATCAAATCTATAACTTTGTCCTTCTACTAAATTTAATGTTGCTGCTCTACTACCATTTATATAAAAGTAATTAGAACCATAATAACTAGCTACTGTAACTGTATAAGTAGTATAAGATGATGCAGGAGTTGAAATAGTTACCGATCCTACACTTGTTGTTCCAGTAACTGCTGTTGGAGTTGCTGTATCGGCTGGTGCTGGAGTCGGTGCTGGAGTTGGTGCTGGAGTTGGAGATGGTGATGCTGCTACTACTCCTGATAAAGTTATATTACCTAACTCACCTCTTATATCTAAACCAACTGTTTTTGAACCTAAAGCTGTTATACCGCCACCTACAGGATCAAAAGCAAAAAGTCTTGCTGATGCTTCTTCACCTGTATCTACTCTTGCATCATATAATGCTTGTGGATCAATGGTAGATACCCTATTAACATCAAACTGTGGTTGATCTGGATCATAACACTCAGGACAAACTCTTAAACCATTTCTAGTTTTGTTTTCAACCTCATACCTTAATTCTTTTAGTTTATATGTAAATCCACATCTATCGCATATTCCTAATGCTTTTCTACCTTGAGCATACATACTAATTATAAAAACTATAAGGAACAAATCTTACTGATGCTCTTTCTCTATCAGCATCACTAACTTCATTCCACAATTCTAAATATCTTTGTTTTAACATTGGTATTCTTGGCATAGCTTTTTCTTTCTTACAAGCTATATTATAAGCTAAACCATAAGTCATACATGGTATATACCTTGTTGGCACTCCAGCATTATTAGAAGCTGGCTCTCCGGTATCTTCTATTTTTTTAATATAGTAATAATGACAAGTATAAGTTTCTGCACCATCAGGAGTATTCCATAGTGTTAAAGTAGGAAATGTAACTCCTTTATCTAAATAATATAAACTAGGTTTACCTTTAGATAATTTATTAGCTATATGTGTATATTCACTTACAGAGATTCTTCTAAGATTTTGATCAAATTGTTTTGATGTATCACTAGCATCTGTTCTTATAAAGGCTTCTACTATTTCTAAAACATCAGTGCCTAAATTATAAGATGATGTACCTTCAGTTAATGCTTGTGTGCCTTCTGTTATTGAAAATAAATTAGTGCCTTTGTTTTGCCACTCTAAAAATAATAAATCTAAAGCTCGTCTAGCTGTTCTGTAATCATAGCCTGAACGCATTTCTAGTCCGCATAACTCGTATGCTTCTTCAATAATATCAGATAAATCTAAATTAAATGCTGTTGTACCGCTACTTGCCATGCTGTCTCCTAATAGCTTCTTTGCCTTTTTTAAAAATACTTACTACTTGATTCTTACCCATAACTTTAGCTCTTTGCTCTCCAACTGTAAGTATTTGTATTTTACGAGCAAAAGGTTTTTTAATTTTTTTTACTTTTGCAACTGTTGCTCTAGCATCAGCAGGGGTAGCAAATTTAATTCCTACAGTATCTTTTGGATTTTCATCAGTATATAACCTACGACCAGAGCCTTTAGGTTTTTTACCTGTTCCTTTTATTGGGTCTTTTTTTCTTTTCATTTGTTCTATGTGGAACTTTTTTTCTTTTTGATGCTGGAGCTTTTAATGTGCTTTGTCTAAAAGCAGACCTAGACATTACCATTTAACTTTATCTGCCCAATAAGCTGCTGACATTTTACCCTTCTTAATGTTCTTACCATGCCTAGCTTTAAAAGATTTTCTTTTAGCTTTCATGCGTTTAGATTCACCTTTTTTGGGTTTACCAGCAGTTCCTGATAATGTTCCAACCTTTTTGCCTTGCTGACCAAACCTAATAGTTTTTATCTTGTCGCCTTCTTTTGCGACAACTATATGAGATTTTTTAGGATGATTTGGGGTACGCTTTGGTTTGTTGTACCCCGAAACACCTGCTCGTTTTAATCTCGAGTCTTTAGAAGCTCGGCTCACTAATTACTAAACCTTACCGCCAGTTTTCTTTTTAATGACTTCATTGAAAGTAGGAGTCATAGAACCTTTCTTCATTTTTGATGAATACTTAGTAGCTTTTCTTCCACCTCTCATTTTTGAGGAATATTTAGATTTTTTCATTTCTTTACCTTTTTTGTTGTTGATTTTTTAGCAGGAGCTTTTTTAGCAGCAGTTTTTTTAGCAGGGGCTTTCTTAGCTTTAGGCTTTAATTCCTTTAGCATAGCGTCAGCTTCCTTTTCTCGCATAGGACCAGCTACTAGTTCTTCTCCATTCCAAATTAAAAATGCCGGATCACCATTAACAAAGTATCCGTTTTCTTCTTTTTTATAAGACATAATTCACCTTAGTCGTAAGATTTAATACAATGCAATACGATAAGATATGTATCTCCAGAACTATGTCCTGTAGTTGTAAGATTAATATCTCCGTTTTTGCCTGAACCTGATGTGTTTTGTAATCCACCAAAAGGTGAAAAGTCTAAAACGCCATCAGCACTTGGGTTTAATTCTATACACAATGTATCTGATGATGCGTTCCAAAATAAACCTATCTTAGTAAATCCTAAAATAGAATAATAAACCTTTTGTAACTTTACACCAGAACATGCTTTACCATCTAGTGAACTAACTTTTAATCCGCTTACATCAACTTTAGCGACAGCACTTTCACCAGTGCCATCGCTAACATTTGTAAGTTGGACTATAAAATCTTTATCACTATCAATGATAGTTGTAGATGTTACTGCGTCAGCCATTATTAACTAAAGCTATGAGAAACAGTGCCATCACCAAAGACATGACCATTAAGAAGCCATATAGCATCTGTAATAGCTACACATCTAATATGACCGCCAATAAAACGACCATCAGTATCTGCATCCATAGTTAATCTATAATCAGCAGCAGCAGGAACATTCCATCCAGCAGTGTCAATATCTTCATTAAGAGCTACTACGCTTCCTAATTCATCTTTATCAAGCTGAAATACCATTCCTTGAAAAGTATCTGCACTAGAAGCACCTTGTAAAATAAAAGAACCTGTAAATGTAGTACCTATATGAAATTCATAAAACAGTCCAGCAGCAGCAGCAGGTAAAGTTACTGTAATACCAGCAGCCCTATTCAAGCTAAAGATAGTTCCAGATTGTGCTGTAGTTGGAGTGTATGTTGCATCAGTAATGCTAGTAACAGGAAATAAATTGTTAAGTGTTCCTGTTGTACTAATATTACCACTTGTATCAACATCCAGATTAGTTGTAATTGCACCGGTTGTTGAGTTTTTAGTGATTTGTTCAAAACCACCTTCGGACCTAACGGGTCCATTAAAAGTTGAGTTTGCCATAATTTCCTCACGAAAATAAGTTCTACTGTCTTGGCTTGTCTGCTAGGTCAGTCTGTAGAACAATTAAAAATATCCTAGATACGAAAAAAGGGGAGCTATTGCTCCCCTAAAAGTTTAGCTTGATCCGGGTGATCCGTAAATACCAAGAGGATCAGATACACCAAATGAGTATCTTTCTCTTGCTTTATATCTCACATTACCGGTATCAAAATCACCATCCATAGAAGTTTCCATGCCTGTTCTATTGAAATGTTTCATTCCATTAGGAACATCAGTGATTATGAAGAAAGCATTAGTGTCGGTTAAATAATGATTAACCATGTAACCTTCAGGTATAGCCCCGTTAGTTACGATAGCATTTACATCATTATCTGATGAGCCAACTCTAAACTGAGACTCTAAAAGTCTTGTCGCTGTAAACTGCAATGCAGAAGGAACGATAAGTCTTCTAGGTCTAGCTGCAATCTTAAGACCTCTTTGATCTTTAAAAGCTGCAATTTCAATAATCGCATTTTCTAAAGAAGTTTCATTAAGGTCTGCTGCTGTGCTAGGTCTGTTAGAGTTTTTACCCCCATCCACTAATGGATGTCCATCACCGCCAGTTACACCATCACCATCTGCTGTAAACAAGTTTACTCCGTCTCCAGATTGGAAACTATTTGTAAACCCATTGTTAAGAGGATTTACAGCTTTCACTTGTTTAGTGTAAGCCATAGCTCTTGCTAGTGCTTTAGTGTATCTTGCAGATAAAGAATCATATAGATTATCTTCTATAGCTTCTTCTGTAATTGCAAAACCTAAAGCAATGGTTTCATGGTTATACCTTGCTGTAAAGCTCTCTTGTGCTGAATCATAAGTGATTGCAGAACCTTCGTCTTTAACAACCGCCTGACCAAATCCACTTAACTGAACTTCTTCTTCGAATGAACGATCTGAATTTTCAGTCTCATAGATCATGGTGTGCTCGTCTTCGTACTTTTCATACTCCATCCCAAACAAAGCGTTAAGTCCGGGTAGGAGTTCTTTTAACATTTGTGCTCTTGAAATAGCCATATTATTCTCCTAAATTAAACGCCAGTTGTGTTATCGAGTTGATGTCCAACATTAAATTTAACGATGACATCGGTGAAAGAATCACCAACAGAACTATCTGGTCCATCTATGAACTGCATAATTCTAAGTGGTAATGTATTGGTTGTAGCAATGGTAGATGAATCTACAGCATTTTTACTACGACCAATCGTAGTGCTTCCTGCGGTTTGAACCACAGCAACATTGTTACCTAAAGCTGTCTGTGCAAGAGAAGCGTCTCCTTGCATTTTCATTTCTAGGTAAGGATCATCAACAACATACGCACTAATATCATCTGCTGCTAATGAAGCAGGAAATGTTTGTGAGAATGTTTTTTGATTTGTATTTGGATCAGTGTATGAAACACCTACAAATACTCCTATGGGAGTTAATGAAGTAGTACCGGTGTCTTTTTCAACTGTACCGGCAGATACTATTTTCACAAAATCTCCATAGAATATAGCAGTACCATAACCAGAGGCTATTTTGTAATGTCTAACTTTTCCTGTAAAGGAACCACTAGAGCTAATACAACCTACTGGCTCGGCACCCATTGGGGTAGCTGAACTAGCCATTTATATTCTCCTATAAAGAGGTTAAATAACAGCCCTAAATAAAATATTAAGTGTTACTTAGAGCCACCAAATGTAGTCCTACTTTTGCGATCTGGTTTTAACAGAGGCATTCGTGGATCATTTTCTTTTAAATAATTGTTGTCCACAGCTTCCATTTGGTCTGCAGCAGCTTGTCTGTAGTATTCATCTCTTTGCTGCATAAGCTCTTTTGGAGCTTTACAAAGTAATAAACCACCTACTTCTAAGTTGCCTTTTTTCGCCCATTCAGAATCCACATCAGATACTAATTTTAATTCAGGATGATCTTCTGCTTTTACAGGTTCCCATCCTTCTCTAAATTTAGCACTAACATTAGTGTTATTAGCTTGACCTAAAACACTTGTAGCTATCCACCTAAATACCCATCCATCTTGCGGTGTAGGGCTAGGTAGTTTTGATTGTGGTTCCCAACTTTGGGGTCTTGCAGAAGCCTCTCTGGATTCTGTTTCTCTTGCTGCTCTAGTAACTTCTTCGGTTACTTTATTTTCATCTGCCATTATTTATTCTCCGTTTTTGCGAGTTGTTTGGCGTACTGTTCTGGTGTTATACCCAACCGCCTTGCGAGGGACACTTGGGTTGCTGTTAACTGTACTTTGCGAGGCATAGCACCATTATTTCTTGTTGCAGGTGCTACGACATTCGAGGGTTTTTTAGAGATCACAGTTTCTGCTTCTTCTTGAATTTCTTCAGGTTCAGCAGCTACAGCATTATCTTTGCTCTCTAAAACTTTAAAAATCTGTTCTTTGCCTTTATTAATCCTATCATAATATTCATCAGAATTTGGATGAATACCATCTTGTTCAATTAATTTTTTATGTAACCCCATGATATAACCAGTAGCTTCTTCATAATCAGGATGTTGAAACCATGTGTTTTCTTGCAACCATTTAGTTGATCTAGGATCAATAGGCACTTGTGGTTGCTGAGGTTGTTGAACAGGTTGCTGTATCTGTTGTTGAGCAGCTTCCTGTTGTCTTTGATAATAAGCTAATTTATCAGAAGCAGATTTCTTATCAACTTGTGCTGCAAGAATCTTTTCATTTGCCTCTAACATTTTATCTGTATTACCAGCTTCATAAGCATCTTTAAACTCAGCTTTTGCTTGTTCTAACTCAGCACTAGACTTAGCTGTGATTTGTCCTAACAAGGCTTCTTCACCTTTATTAATTAAAGCTGAAAGTCTTTTGTTTTCACTTTGAACATTTGTAGCATAAGCTACAGCTTCTTCTCTTACTCGTTCTGCTGCTTCTTTTGCTCGTCTTTCTTCGTGAAACTCATACTTGATTTTATCAATGCGTTTCTGAACTTTATCGTTGATGCCTTCTATTTCTTCTTCTACATCATTAGATGAAGTTTCAGACTTAGGTGGCTTACGATCTTCAGGTGGTCTATCATCAATGATTTCTACTTGAAGGTCAGAATTGTTTTCTTCAGGAGCATCTTTATCTTTACCGATTTGATGTTTTACTCCAAAGAATTTTTCTTCTCTTGAAGTTTCTACAGGTTGTTTTATCTGTTCAACTTCTTGATTTGCGGTATTATTTTCAGACATATTAAATTACCTTTACTATTCCTCTTGGGTCTTGGACAACAGCTTCTACGCTGTCGTCATTGATTAAACGAAATTCTTTTCCGTGCACTTTAAATCTAGTGCCAGAATAAGAACGCATAATAATCCAATCGCCCTTTTCACAATAAGGACCATTTGGAAATCTGTTCTCATCTTTATAACAATCATCACCCATTTCTAAAACGAATCCTACAATAGAACCAACTTCTTCGACTCTACGAGTTTCAGATGCCTTAATGATTCCACCTTTGGTAGCTTCTTCAATTTCAGGTAATGCGATTAGAATTTTGTACCCCTTCGGAATAGGGAGTTGTTTTGCTTTGTCTGTTGCTTCAACCTTTTTTGGTTGAATATCTTTTGCAGGTTTTGTCATGTTTTCTCCTGTGCACTAGATTAGGTCTAGGTCCTTGCGTCAATTTTGACGATTTACTATTTCTAGTAGATCGAGTATATCTCTTTCTACTAAGGCAAGTCCAGATATTACACCTGTTAAATATCTGTATTCCTCAAAACTTTTACATCCACCACCGGATAAGTGATCAGCATGTTCATTCATATGCTCACGAATCTTTTTCTGTATAGCTTCTACTATATTTTCAGTTGATCCACTCACTCGTTATCCAGTAATGTTTCTGCTATGTCTTTACCTATCTTAGCACCTTCTATTTGTTCTTTGCTAGATATTTTTTTACTTTCTGTAGCAGCTTTTAATCCTATGTTAGCACCAGCTATGCGTTCTTGTGAAGCTATTCTTTCTTTTTCAACTTCAGTGGTCGCTTTAGATTTTTCTAAATCAAGAGCAATTCTTTCTGCATCAGCTTTCATTTTTCTCTGTACTTCAGCTTGTCTAATGTCTAACTCTCTTTCTCTTTGCTGTATTACAGGGTCTTCTAGTTGCTCTCTAATTTCTTCTTGTCTTTCATCTGCTTGGCTTGAAGCTAAGACTCTTTCAGCAGCTTCAGATACAAGCTCTGATAAACGCAGTTCAATATCTTCTGGTAGCGGTTCATCAGGTGGTGGCAATGGTGCACCAAGTTGTTTTTCAATTTCTTTACGATATTGAAAGGCTATGTGTTCTGTTACATGTTCTGTAAATGCAGCTAAGATAGCGTTAGCGTTAGGGCTTTGTCCTACCATCTCTCTCATCTTAGGATCATTTATAGCAGCCATGTGAACTTTAATATGTGCTTCGTGATCCTGATACATAAATGCTTTAACAGGTTTTCTGTTTAGCATGTTCATGTTTTCTGATACCGGATCAGTAGGTGCTATCTCAGTTTCAAGTGGAACAATCTTATCTGCATCTCTAATACCTAACACATCAAGCATCTGTCTGTGGAGTTCTTCCATGTTATACATTTGCGGTGCTTGTTGTGATAACTGTAGTGCAGCTTGATACTGCATAATCTTTTGTGCTTTAGTAGAAGCATTAGGATCAGATACTGGTATTACATCAACTCTGCCATCAAAATCTTCTTTCAATAGTTCTTTACCCTTTATGTTATAAGGATATTCAGTAGGTCCAAAGTCATAAATTATTTTAGATAATATTCTTAATTCATGTTTCATTGAGTTATGAATCCTGCTTTGTACTGATCCAATAACTTTTAACGACCTTTCTAACAATGCGAGTGTAGTGCCGACTGGAGCCTGATTATTCATGTCAGAGACTTTCATATCAGCTAAAGAAGCAAATCTTCTACCTTCTTCTACAATGTTTTGTAAAAGGGAGTATAAGGTAGTAGATGGTTCTTTATAAGGGAGAAAAGTAATATTATCTTTTATAGCACCACCCGGCACATCCACATCACGAAACTCTCCGGGCATGATAGGAGTATCATCACCCTTAATTCTTAAACCTCTTGATTTTAAACCACCCGGCAAGTTAGATAATGTACCTGCATCTACGAGTTGTCTTAATAAACTTGTAGCAGACTTAGCTATGCCACCTATTAAGTGAACCAATCCAAATCCATAAAATCCCATTCCGGGTAAGTATTGATAGTGAACAAAGTGTTGTCTGCGTTTCTTTAATGGATCATCTTCAATAAAGTTTCTGCGAATCGCTAATATTTTATTTGATTGATAATCTAAAGTAATAACATAAGGCAATGCTATGCCTGTTACTTTCCCATCTTTTCTATCTTCAAAACCTTTTAAATCTAAATCAACCATCATTTCTAATATCGTATGACGATTATCATTTTCGTAAGTTTGTCTTTCGCCTGTTAGTTCGTTGTATTTAGACTGAATGTTTGTTAAATCATCTGAGGGTTCTTGTAAATCTACATCTTTGTAAAAACCTATGACCTGTAATTTTTTAATATCATTGGTGCTTTTTTTCATTATGTGTGTAGCACGATCACAAGTTGTTAAATCAGATGCACCATAACTTACAACAAAGTCTTCTGCTGGTACAAACATACTTGCAGGTCTGTCTAACATAGGATCAAAATAAATTTTTCTAAATGCAGAACCTGCTAGTGGTAAATTAAATAACAGCTTTTCTGTTTCAGTTCGATACTCTGTCATTTTGTCTGTCAGCAAATAGTTTAAATAATCTTTAACCCTGACAGATTGATCTTGGCTTTCTTGATCTATTGAACCAACAATCCTAACATCAACAGGACCTTTAGCTGGAAATATCTCAGTAATGGTTTCGGCTTGAAACCTTACAACTGATTCTGTAAGCAATGGATGAAATACACCACAAGCACCCTGCCAAGGCAAAGTTCTTTCTTCTATCTTTAATCCTAGCTGGTCTAAACCTTTAGTATAAGTTTGTTCCCAATCTTTGCGTGATTCTTTATCAGAATTAAAATACTGTATTAGCTCTGACGCTAATACTTCTAGTTCACCATCTTCCATGAACTCAGCTATGTTGTCGTCAAAGTTTGGAGTGCCAAATTCAGCACCTTCTTCAAAATCTATAATCATTCCCCCATCTTCGGTCAATACTGCGACCTCATCAGGGTTAGTTACTAAAACTTCTAAAGGAGAATCTTTAACTATCTTGTCTGGGGTTTTTAATGGTTTTTCTGCCATTTAATCTCCTAATGTAATATTTTATTATCATCTAATTCTTTATCTATAATATCTTGCAATATTTCTGTAAGTTCGCCACACACTTTTAAATTTTGTTCTTCTGCTATAAGAATTGCAGAATCAAATGAATCAGCATGAATATTTGGTCCTTCATACTCTTTGTCATTATAAATAAAAGATGTAAGATAAATTTTCATTAATAATAATTTGCTTCTCTAGGGGGCAAGTCTTCCTCTGGTTCATCAGATTCTAAACCAATAAAACCACCTTGTCTAAATCTTATCAGTGCTTGTGTAGATGAATCTACTAAATCGTCATGGTCTCCAGATGGGAAAGAAGCAAATTCTTCAATCACTTCTTCTGCAAACTTCCTCTCTGGAGCCCACACGATTCCGGATGCAAATAAATCTGCAACCGCATTAACCCTAGCTATTTTATCGTTTCCACGACTAGGGGTGTATTCTGAAACTGGTATTCCCATTTGTCTTAGTTCAAAGATTAAAGGCATTCCTGCTGCTTTGGCTTCTACAATAAATGCTTCAGGTTGCCACTCTTGATACATTTCAAAGGCTCGTTTTTTTAAATCAGGAAACTCAAGCCGTTCTTTGTAAGCATCTAATAAAATTACTTGTGGTTGTGTAACTCCATGATCATCGGGTTGATAAAAAACACCCCATGTTGTACAAGCTGAAAAGTCAGAACGCTGTGTTTTTAAAAACGCAGTATCCCATGACTGTATAATAAAATCGCATTGTGGTGGATAATCTTGTTCCCAGACACGCCACCATTCTCTTTTAATGATAGCTGATTCTTCTGCGGTAGGGTTCTGCTGATATTGAGCAGACCATTTAGCTAAAGGCAGTTCTGCTCTTAGCTTTTCTAATTCTTTAATATCCCAAAACTCTTGCCACAAACTTCTACCTGAGGGCAAGATAGCAGGGAACTCTATAACTTCCCATTCATCAGAACCATCTCTTTGTGCAGAGGCTTTAAGTATTTGTCCTGTTAAATCTCGTTTATGCCATCTTGTCATTACGATAATAATCGCACCACCCGGCTGTAAACGCTGTCTTGGTCCAGAGGTATAATACTCATAGACCTTATCAAAGACAGAGGGATCGTTGCTTTGTCCCTCTTGTTCAGAGTGTGGATCATCTATGATTAACAAGTCCGCACCTTTACCGGTTACAGCACCGCCCACACCAATCGCAAAGTATTCTCCGCCCTTATTGGTATTCCAGCGACCTGCTGCTTTAGAATCAGATTGTAATCCTACATCCGTAAAAACTTTCTTATAGTCTTCTGAGCCGACAAGGTTTCTAACCTTACGACCAAACCCCACAGCTAATTCTGCGGTGTGAGCAACCTGAATGATCTTCTTCTCAGGGAAACATCCTAGAAACCATGCAGGTAATAAATAAGATGCAAACTCAGACTTAGTATGACGAGGGGGCATATTAATAATTAAACGCTTTAACTTACCCTCTTTAACTCTATTGAAAGCATCAGACATAATCTTGTGGTGATGTCCTTCAATAAAAGCCACCCACATTTCTTTTACAAAAGACAGAAAGCTATCTTTACAACCTTCTTTAATCTTAGCCCTCTCGTACTCTGAGAGAAGCTCTAAGAGCATCTTTTGTTGTTCTATGGGTAATTGACTTAGTTTGCTTAAATCAAACAATGGTGGCACCTCATCTTCTGTTGAGAAATATACATGTGTGTAAGGAGTATGTATGACCAGACAAAGTGCCACAAACTTTTCCTAGTATTAAACTAGATAGTATTAAACTATATAAATTAAAACTTAGTTTTAAACTAGCTAGTATAATACTAGTTGATCTGCCGATAGCTCTCCCTATTATGTGCATAGTTTCACATCTTCACTTGTTCGTCAATACCTGAGTCAAATTTTTTAAAAGGACTTTTCCTTGTGCTCATCACAGTACGCCACTTATTAGGTTGCATAGTAACCCACCCATTATCTTCTAATCTTTTTAACATAGCGTGTACTGTGCTCTTAGATGATATACCTAGCGTATAAGCTAAAGCATCTAGTGATGGTCCACAATTAAATTCTTCCCAGTATGCTTCTATCGCTTCTAATAACTTTAATTGTTTGTTTGTCATAGTATATATGTATGGGGTCTATGGGACCCACGAACATTATACGAACATTCTAAAAAAAAAGCCATCTTTTAGTAGGTCGGAAAAGAAAAAAGGGGGTACCCCTATGAAAATTATGAAATTATATGTGCAAAATAGTATGTACCCTACAGTCAAACAAAAAATAATATTGGGGGGTTGGGGGGGAGTGGGGTTATATTAATGGGGTTTTGCGTGATAGTGAGTGCTTACTTTAATTGCCAAACATTTGCTGTATCTTTTGTTCTAACTCAATCCTGATCTCATCACTCGTCTTATCATTGGTTATGCTTTCCACTCTCTCTGTGAATAGTGCCACCTCTGAAACCTTGCCTAGCAATTCCAAAGCCCTGATTCTCGCTGATTCGTTGTTGTTTGTATTAGTAGCCTCTGCTTGTAGCTGTTCCATGATGAACTGTCTTAGAGAGATAGCTGAGGTGACTGCATAATCGTTCTTACGCTTAATTCCTTGCTGTATCCTTTGGGAGACCTTAGGGTTGCTCATTAACTTACTAGCCTCTGTCCATATGCTACTGTCTTTCATATTCTCTACGCTGTAAGCATCTCTGTATGATTCACTTGCAGTCTTACCTGAGATGACACCCTGACAAAACTTTTCCTGCTTAGGAGTAAGCCCTGATATGTTAGCTACTTTGTTCCCTGATTTATCCTTATCTTTACTCATATCTATGTATTAACGAATTAATATTTAATTTTTTTTACTTGCCCTATGTTAGTGATTACTATCGTTTAATCCTTATTATCCGCTTACTTCGTAAGCAACACAAGTATTGGTGGCGAACATTGGTAGAAAATAATTAACATTTTTTACTTGATATTTGTGGGGTAGTCTATATATTAGGTCTTGTGTTTGGGGTTGTCGGCTCTTTTGCCCCCTCTCTAAACCGCCCATAGTGGGACTGCTTTTGTCCCCTAGAGTGAGGTTCGCAACGATACTTCACTATGTTGGTTGCCTAGAGCGATCAACGAGACTAGGGACAATACCGCAACGAGGTAAACTAGGAATCCTCACCACGAAAAATCCGGACTTCAAGTCTTTGTGCGTTTACCTAGTGTCCTGAGAGTGTTGGTCTTGGTGGCTCAATACTGCGATTGTTGGGTGAGTAGCGTTTCCCCCCTCGCAAGTTTTTAAAGCTGACTTGATTCCCTCTGAACACAAAACAGGGTGTGTCAACGATAAGACGATCTTTGATTGTCTTTGATGTGCTAAGGATTGCGGTGTAGCGTGGCTTGTCTCTAGGGGCTAACTTGTGGCGTGTGTAGTGATCTGATCCCATGTTGAATTGTCTTGATAAACAAAAGGAGTAATCATATGAAAAATTATAAAGAAATCTTTATTTCCCCTGCTAAGGATGGGTTTGGAATTGAATGTTTAGCTGATGGGGAAACTCATTATTTAGGTAGATGTCCAATAACAATATGTTCTTGGTTGCAAGTGCATGATGTTCAATCAGCAACTCATTCATCTTGTATGGAATTTGCGACTGAGTATGGATTCAAAAATAATGATGATGCTTTGGAACTTTGGAACAAAGCATGGGATAGATATTTAAATAAATTAGAAACACGAA